ATGAGTGAAAGCGAAAGCCCGAAGAAAGAAGAACTGATAATACAACAAAAGGTGTATGACATGATAATGTACGCATACCCGGCAATCGAACAATTTCCGAAGGCTCAAAAATTTTCACTGGCCCAGGACATGAAAAGATGCCTGGATAACATCATGCGATATATCATAGCCGCAAATAAGAAATATACCAAAAAAACCACATTGCAGGAATTGGATATTGAAGTGGCAGCACTGAAAGTTTATATCAGAATGGCACATGAACTGGGATATTTACCACCCAAAAAATATGAAGTATGGTCAAAGATGACGGTTGAAGTCGGGAAAATGGTGGGCGGATGGATTAAGGCCACACGTGAAAAGACATTGACCCAGGATGCCGCCGAAGTTCCGGTAAAAGCAGAAGGACCAGAAGAAACATACCAGTGTAGTGAATGTTCTGACACTATCACAAAGAAAATTAAGGATTTTTCAGAACAAAGATACGGCCAGGCACTATGTTATAAGTGCCAAAGAAAGAGGAAAAAAGGGGAATAGATTACAGTTGCCTTTTCTCGGTGGCAGTTATTGGAATGGTTCCGGTGCGGGCGTGTTCGCCCTCAATATTAACGAACCCCGTTCCAACGTCAATTCCGGCAGAGGTTTCCGTTCCGCTCTACCTTCAAGCCAGATGCCAGGGCCTTGCGGGGTCCGGGTCAGCGCAGGAGGATAAAGGAATTTATTTCCCTGCCGAAAGGCAAAAAAGTGAATGAATGTGGAAGCTGTAATAAACCGCTAAACACATATTAGGGAACAAGTTGAAGTTGCCTTTTCTCGGTGGCAGTTACGGTAACGATGTGCGTGCGGGCGTGTTCGCCATGAATTTGAATAACCCCCGTTCCAACATTAACAGTAACATAGGTTTCCGTTCCGCTCTACCTTCAAGCCAGATGCCAGGGCCTTACGGGGGCCGGGTCAGTGCAGGAGGATAAAGGAATTTGTTTCCTTGCCAATAGGCAGAAAATTGAATACTTGCAGAAGCCGCAGTAATGCCGTTAAATGCAAGACTTTTGCCGGAAAATGTAAGACACAATCAGGATTTTGTAAGACATAACATATAGGGAATAAATTATAGTTGCCTTTTCTCGGTGGCGGGTACACAACTGCCAGTTCCGGTGCGGGCGTGTTCGCCGTCAACTTCAATGACCCCCGTTCCAACACGAATTGGAATAGAGGTTTCCGTTCCGCTCTACCTTCAAGCCAGATGCCAGGGCCTTGCGGGGCCAGGGTCAGTGCGGGAGGATAAAGGAATTTATTTCCTTGCCAATAGGCAGAAAAATGAATACTTGTGGAAGCCGTGATAAACCGCTAAACACAATCAGAAAAAAAGAACAGGGAGTGGGTTACAGTTGCCTTTTCTCGGTGGCACTCATTGGGATGGTTCCGGTGCGGGCGTGTTCGCCATGAATTTGAATAACCCCCGTTCCAATTCCGGTACTAACATAGGTTTCCGTTCCGCTCTACCTTCAAGCCGGATGCCAGGGCCTTACGGGGCCAGGGCCAGTGCGGGAGGATAAAGGAACCTACTTCCTTGCCTAATAATTAGGGAATAAACCGCAGTTGCCTTTTCTCGGTGGCACTCATTGGGATGGTTCCGGTGCGGGCGTGTTCGCCATGAATTTGAATAACCCCCGTTCCAATTCCGGTACTAACATAGGTTTCCGTTCCGCTCTACCTTCAAGCCAGATGCCAGGGCCTTGCGGGGTCCGGGCCGGCGCAGGAGGATAAAGGGGGTTATTTCCTTGCCAAAGGGCAGAAAAATAAATGGTTGTGAAGCCTTGAGTAACGAAAGCGAAAAACGTGAAAGCAACACCAAAGGAAAGCTATGAAGACACTAAAAAATGTATTTGAACAGGTGGTTGACTATGATAATTTGTACCGGGCTTACCTTAATGCCAGACTTTGCAAACGGTACAGATATGAAGTGCTGAACTTCTCCGCACACTTGGAAGATAACCTGGTGAAGCTGCAAAAAGAATTGATTGACAGGACCTACACGCTTGGAAAGTATAGAGAATTTTATATATACGAACCGAAAAAGCGGTTGATAATGGCGCAGCCTTTTAAAGATAGGGTGGTACAATGGGCCATTTACCAGGTTTTGAACCCGGTATTTGCGCAAGGCTATATCACGGATAGTTACGCTTGCATTAAAGAGAGAGGAACGCACAAGGCCGTGAAGCGCTTACATTATTGGTTACGCCAGGTAGGGAAGAAGCCGGAAAAGTATTATTTCTTGAAGTTGGATATTAGCAAATATTTTTACAGGATTGACCATGATGTGTTAATGGGAATACTGAAACGGAAAATCCGTGATGATGACATGGTTTTTCTTCTTGATAAGATTGTAAACAGCAGCGAAACGAATTTCGGATTGCCGCCTGGGAAAAGTCCTGGAGAAGTGAAACGGTCAGACCGGGTGAGTGAAAAAGGTATGCCAGTGGGAAATCTAAGCAGCCAGATGTTTGCTAACCTGTATTTGAATGAACTGGACCAGTATTGCAAAAGAATGTTGGGAATACATTTCTATGTCAGATACATGGATGATGTTATAATCCTGCATCAAGACAAGGACCAGCTTCACGAATGGAAAAGAATTATTGATACCTTTTTGAAAGAAAAATTGCAGTTGGATTTGAATGAAAAAACTTGCATCCGGCCTATTACACTGGGCGTTGAATTTTGCGGGTATAAGATTTGGAACACACACATTAAATTGCGTAAGAGTACAGCCCTAAAGATGAAACGCAATCTGAAAAAGCTGCAAAAGGAATACGCAGCCGGAGAAGTAACGGTGGAAGAAGCAAAGCAAACCATTAGTTCATACCTGGGGATTTTAAAGCATTGCGACAGTTACAGTCTGAAAAGAACGATTTTTGGAGAGTACGGAAGCAGTGAAGTATATGAAGGATGGTTTTTCCTTCAACGAGCAACCACAGAAACACAATAATTATGATGCCAGGCAGCGCAGAATATGCGCTGCCTTTTGTATGCCAAAATTTAAGGAAGGGGGTGCAGGAATGGGGCCGGATGAACTGGTGGAACTGCTAAAAACTGCCTTGATGTGGCTGGCAGGAATAGGAATAGTAATTGACATGACACCTGGAATTAAATTTCAGCCCGTGCGCTGGCTGCTGGGATGGGTAGGAAAACAGATGAATAAGGAATTGCAGCAGGATTTTGAAAAGCTGGCAAAAGACTTTGAAACCCATAAGGTTGACAGCCAGCGCACGGAAATACTTGATTTTGCCAATAGTGCCATGAACCGCAGGAAGCACACGAAGGAAGAATTTGACCATATCATCAAAGTGCATGATGACTATTTGCACTATGTGAGAGAACGAAACCTGGAAAATGGGCAAGTAAAACTGGCGTATGAGTATATCGAAAAAATATATCAACGCTGCCTGGAAAAAAACAGCTTTCTTGTGGTGCGGGAAGATGAAGAAACGGAGGACTGACACATTATGAAAGTTATCATATTTCTGGCCGGGGTTATAACGTGCGCCTTCTTCATGGACCTGGCGAATGCCAGAAACATAAACAAGGCCAGGAGAAGGCGGAGGATAGAGAGAAAACGGCATCCAGAAAAGAAATTGCAGGCAACAAAAATAATTGTCTTTTCTATCATGGTCACCTACTATGCTGCATTTGCCCTGGGGGTATGGGTGGTGATATGTAAAGACTTTTACCAGCTTGCCACGCTTTTGACATTTGTAGGCGGCGTGTCCGTCATTGCGGTAGCGTTCTACTGCTGGAAGTCGAAAGCTGAAAATCTTTTGAAAATCCGAAAAGAGGAACCAGAACTGGGCGTGAGCCTGTCAATGTCAGATATAGCGAATTTAAGTTCGCAGTAAGGGGGAAGCATGACTGAACAATTAAAGAAAGAAATTGTGGCAGCAGCGCAGAACATCATTTTTGCAAATGAAGGAAATTACGGTTCTGTAAATGCTGATGACAACGGAGCAGTGAGCGTGGGAAAGGTGCAGTGGCACGGAACACGGGCGCTGAACCTTCTAAAAACAATATGCAAGACGGAGAACAGGGCAGCAACCATTCTGGGGGCTGCCCTTTATCGTGAAATCACAACGGCGGCAGACTGGGGAACCAGGACCGTGACAGCGGAGGAAAAAACGGTTATAAGCGCCCTTTTGACCACGGCATCCGGGAAGGCGGCACAAGATGACCTGGCGGAAGCTGATGTGACAGCGTATGTGGACCATGGAATTAAACTGGGGATTGAAGACCAGAAAGCGCTTGTATACTTTGCGGACCTGGAAAACCAGGGAGGGGCCGGAGCGTCAAAGAGGGTGGCAGCAGCGGCGGGAACGGTCACACTTTCCAGCATCCATGCTGCCGCCCTTGCGGATAGGGTGATGGGCCGTTACAGCAGCAGAAGAAACAATGTGTATAACAAAGCAAACGCCTTGAACTTCACGGCGGGAAATGGAGGAAATAAGATGGGAGTAATTGACACAGCAGTTCAATGGATGGTAGGAATTGCAAATGACAACAGCCATGGTTATGACCAGGCAAACCGCTGGGGGCCGGATTATGATTGCAGTTCATTAGTTATCACGGCTTATGAACGGGCAGGGGTTCCGGTAAAATCAAAGGGCGGCGCAACCTATACAGGGAACATGAAGCGGGCGTTTCTGAATAATGGTTTCAAAGATGTAACAAGCAGCGTGAACCTGTCAACAGGGGCAGGAATGAAGAAAGGTGATGTACTTCTGAATGAAACGCATCACACGGCCCTGGTGGTCACGGATGGAGCCGGAACCATTGTACATGCATCAATCAATGAAAAAGGAACTGCCGTGGGCGGCGCAAGCGGTGACCAGACCGGGAAAGAGATTTGCACACGGTCCTATTATAACTATCCATGGGGGTGCGTGTTACGGTACGGCCAGGGCGGCAGCACATCCAGCAGCAGCGGAAGTGCATCCGGGGGCCAGACGTACACGGTGCGGAGCGGTGACACGCTTTCCAGTATTGCGGCGAAGTATGGAACCACATACCAGGCACTTGCCAGCTATAACGGAATTGCGGACCCGAACAGAATAAACGTGGGCCAGGTAATCCGCATCCCTGGCAGCGCATTCGGCAGCAGTGCATCCGAGAGCCGTACATATACCGTGCGGAAGGGTGACAGTTTGTGGGCTATTGCGGCCAGCCAGTTAGGAAACGGAAGCCGTTACAAAGAAATTAAGACACTGAACGGATTAACAAGTGATACTATCCACGCAGGGCAGGCATTGAAGCTGCCGAATTAAGAAGGAGGAAAGAACATGAATGACATTATTTTTGCAGCAATCAACCTGGGTATTGCAGTAGCTTTTTTTGTATTGGGGAAATATGTGTACCCAAAAATTCCGAAGACAATTACAGATAAATTGTTTGAACTGGGCCAGATGGCAGAAAAATTTGTTGTATGGGCCAGGGAATTTATGAAGTCTTCCACGGGAGCGGAGAAGATGGAAAAGGTTGTGGAAATGCTGAAAGAGGTTGCGGAGGAAGCAGGCTTGAAAGTTACGGATGAACAGTTGCAGGCCATTGTACAGGCGGCATATGAAGCCATGAAGGCGGGAGAGAAGGAAGCGCAGCAGGCGGCCCCGGCAGCATCCGTTGTAATCAACACCCAGGCCCCGGCAGGAACCGTGGCAATTCCCACAAATGATGTGCCGGAAGATGCACTGGAAGACAATGCAGATGGAACGGTCAATGCATATGACGAACAGGGGAAAAAGGTGGGAACCATTGCAAAAGAGGTGGCGGAACAGACTGCCGCAAACGTCACTGTAATTTTGCAGGAAGGGGCAGTGGTGAAATAGCCTGCCAAACACACCAGAATAAGCCAGGAACAGAGAGAAAGCCCACAGGCGGAGAAGTTACCGCTTGCGGGCTTTCTCTTGCGTATGGACCTATAAACGTGTTATAATAAATACATAGTTTGATGATTAAAGGGCATAGCAGAAAAGGAACGATTAAATGGAACGTGAAGAACAAAGAAAAATATGGGCGGATAAAGAAATGGGAATAGCCGCTTTGGGCGGCAGGTGGTGGGAAAATCAAACGAAAACGGAAAGGCTGATAAATAGCCCACACAGTATGTTTGTTGCAGATTTTATGGCTGTACCTTTGAAGTTACCTGTTAGCGAAACCGGAATGAAACAGGAATAGAAGAAAGCCCGCAGGCGGAGAGATTACCGCTTGGGGGCTTTTTAACGTTTCTGGGAAAACATAGGGCCTAATCCTTATTCCGAAAACGTATGCTGCTACTGTCAAATATTCTGCAATATTTGCATGTAAACCTTGGGCCGCCGTTGTCACCCCACCTATGCTTACAGTTTAAGCATACACAATCAAGAATGCGGTCAAGTTCAGCAATTCCCTGATTATTCAATTCAATTCCGTGTTCCTCTAATATTTTATTGTTCATGTTTTCCTTCCTTCCTGGGCGGACGCTGCCGCCCGGTGTGCTTATTTATGTGGGTTATGAATATACACGTTTCCGCTTTGCTTTGCGTTCTTCTTCCGAAGGGATATAGCTTTCAAGGTACTTCATTACAGGGTCGAAGATGGTCACAACAGCATATTGCCTTCTGTAATGGGTTTCCTTTGGAAATTCAAGTATTATCATTTCACCGCCCGCCTGCCGTTCTACCCATTTTTTTAGGCGTTCTATTTCAGCCAGGAGGGTTTCAGCATAACCGTATGTAGAGGATTTTTCTATTTCTATGGTATATCCAACGGCATAATTATCCTTGTATTTGCTGTAATAATGATGATTAAATTCATATTGTGAACGCTGCATGAGTTCTTGAACATATTTTGGTATTGTCATTGTATTCTTCCTCCCCGGGCGGCAGCAGGGCCGCCATACCAGTTTTGGCCAATTGTTCTTAGTTCAGATATTTTCCCGCATTTACGGCAACGTACTGAATGGTAATAATATCCCGTGCCGTCTTCACCGCTTGCGGGTGTATAAGAGTGACAAGAAATAGTATCATACCCAATGCCACCATACAATTTGTGCTTGTTTCCACAGTCGCATGTACACTCTGTATCATTAAAAGCCCCGGTTGAAATTTCTTTAAACATTTTTTTACCCTCCTGTTTAGTTGCTATGAGTATATTATATACTTGCGCAAGTATATAATCAACTGGCAAAATCCACAAATATACTTGCGTAAGTCTGTGAATAATGTATACTTGCGTAAGAAACAGAAAGGTGATATACTTGCATAAACAAGGAGGGATGAAAATGCCAGAAGAAAAGATGACGGTCAATAACGGAAAACAGAAGTCAAGCACAAAAGCAAAGAACACTTTTAACAGCAAAAAATATGACCGCCTATACCCGTTTGTGCCGAAGGGGCAGAAAGAGAAGATTGCAGCAGCAGCGGCGGCGATGGTGCCGCCAGAGAGTTTGAATGATTATGTTGTAAAAGCGATATACGATAGGATGAAAAAAGAAGGTAGGGCGATTGAGGAAGAAGGAGAAACATAAATTTTAAAATACGAGGTGAAAATATGAAGTTAGCAGATGAATTGGTTGAAGACATAAAAAAGTTATAACAACTGCACCGTATGTGCGGAAGTGGAGGAAATACGATGGTTAAAGCGGTAGGATATTACAGGGCAGCATCACCAGAAGGCGCTGAAATGGGATTGCAAAGGCAGAAGGAAGTTGTCAGGGCATATGCTGAGAAGTACGGTTTTGAGATTGTAGCAGAGGTGGAAGCGATTGAAAGCGGAACCTCAGCGGACCGGGATAGTTTGCGCCAGTTAAAAGAAGAAGTGGACAGAACAGAGAGCAAAGTGGTTTTGACAAGGAATATAGACCGCATAGCCAGAAACCCGCTTGTGATGGAAGAAGTAGCTGACAATTTAGGAGGGGTGGACATTAAAGGGGTGGAGGGGTTGCAGTATGAAGATGGAATACTAAAAAAACCGGACTGGATGAGACAGAAAGAGGAACAGGAAGACGGTTATTGTTTGAAGATGGATGTTGAAAAGTTTTTCTTCAAATATGAAGCGGAAGACGGGAGTAATTCATGA